TACCAACGATCATCGGCAATTATTTGCCTGGTGGCCCTGTTGTGGTCACGACGGCAACGATTGCAGCAGTAGCGACAACAGCAGCTATCTTCGCTAAACCGTTAGGCGATATTCTGCTGAAGGCTGTCAAACCCATCGTCAAAAAGACGATCAAGAAAATTAAGGAGAAGCTGGGGAAGAAGGTTGTTGTTGAGTCGGCTGGGCAGCGTCGGAAGTTTCAGCGGTCGTTGAAGAAGTAGGAATTGAATGTGTGTGGGGCGGTAAGACACCTGGCGGATTGACTAAGACGACATCAGCACAGATCGACGCATAAGGACTGGAAGGGTGGAAAATCACGCCTTCTTTCATCAGGTCAGCGCAGTTTCGCAACCTAGCTATTTCGTAATTGAGGCGTTTATCGGCAAGGCTGGCTTCCATAAGCTGCACTTGTTTTTCTGCTGCAGCGCGGCAAGTGCGGATATGGCTTCGATCTAGCGGAATCGAGATTTGTGCAGTGACGCCGCCATTGACTGAGAAGTTTGTTTTCTGACCCGTCCTGACTGGCTTATGAAACAAGACGCTGCCTGGGTTGTCAGGTCTGCCATCTGGAACGGGATTGCCTTCTGGGTCAAACGCACCAACTAAATCAAGCGTGTCATAGACAGGCTCGTTGTAATACCTTTCGTACGGATCAGACCAGCCAGTAGTTGAACTAAGGAAAGGGTTGATCGTCAGGGTTGCACCTTGGCAGCTAACGCCATTGATCACAGAGGTGAATGTTTTGCTTGGTACGACCTGGACAGCCTGGTTTGTAACCGATCCACTACTGTTTGCGACTGGAGCGGCAGTGCTTGAAACCTGAGCGTTTACCGGCTCAGCCAATAACAGCAGGGCTGCTAAGACACGCTTCATTGGGTAAAGGTGCTGGTGGTTTCTGTAAGTGATTCGATGTCAGTCTCTCTGTTTATTAACGTGTGATTTGTAAGCCCTGGAGCAGATAAAGTCTCAACAAAGCTAAAAGCAGCACCTTCGTTAACGATGCTCCAAGTTGGTCTTGATGCAGGGTCAAGCCCAGTCCACTTGCTTGAAATACCGTTCAAGGTATTGGTAGTTGTGGTCAAGCTTTGTGGAGCGAGACCTGCAGACGGTTTGATATTTGTGCCGCTAGCCGTGTACTCATAACCCGTACGATATTCGTAGGAGTTAATGACTTCAATAACCTTGGACGTTGTCTTTGTCGTGCTGGAAAGTGTTCCTTGCTGGAAGTTAGGAACGATTGGTACGGCTGCTGCTGGAGCAGCCAAAAGCAACAACAGCAGGATCCTCATCGAATAGTTAGCTCTTGAATAACTTGACCAATTGCAGTTGTACCTGCACCACCTGCAGTGATTGTGAGTGCCCCGTCGGTCGCGAGCGTACCGGCCAATGTGCCTGCTGTACCTCCGGAGGTAACTGTTTGATTAGAAAAAGTAGGCAGTGCAGGGACTACGCCACCAGTAACAGTTGTAGAGAGTAAAGCTGGAACATCATCGCCTTCTAGGTACGACTCTGAATACGAAAAGCTGTCACCAGCAGTAGTAATACTGTAAACGCCAGGAGTATACCCAAGAGCAGTGCCGGAAGTAAGTGTCCCCAGCTTAGGAGCAGTACCCAAAGTGACGTTAGAGCCAGATACTGAAAATGAAGACGGTTGCCGAATTGACTGGGACGCTGCTCCATCAACAGTTAGCGAGATTGAGGATTTAATAGCGTGCGTAATATCCGCTGAAGCAGGACTTACCGCAAAAAACGTTAGGCACGATACAAAGAGAAAACGTCTCATTTGGGTTTGGACGTAGGAGTTTGTTCTTTGATTGTAGGCTCTTCTTTTTTCTTTTTATTGTTGCCGACAGCTAGGCCAAAGGACGCTGCCGTGCCAGAAAGAATGGAAGCTGGGTAGGTGGGGTCAAGAGACTGCTTAAAGACCCCTAAGTAATTTGCGGTCAAGATTGCCATTGCCCAGCCGAGCAACACAACTTTGATGACATCACCTAATCGTGAGTTGTCGTTTTCTTGCTCCTGCTTACCCTGTTCTTCTGCCATGATGTGCGGTAATTAGGTCGAAAAGTGTGGTAGAGGTTTGGGCGGCTATAGCTGGGGCAAGCGTGGGGGCATGTGCCCTGGCTGCCAAAAGCGCAGGCCGCGAAAGCCAGCAGGGTCGTGATTCGTTGGTGCGCCTCACAAGCTCTGTAGACAATTTAAGTGCTCAAGTCGATCTTTTCCGTAGAGAGCAGACCGCCATATCGACAGAAGTGTTTGCCAGGCTTAGCGACGCCGAAAGAGCGATTGCTCGTCTTGAAGGGATACAAGACAGACATTAGACTTCTGGCACATACAGTGCCGTCATGGTTTTACTTCTAAAGCCAATCCTGTTTAGCTTCATCAAATCAAAGGCCGTAAAACAGTTGCTGTTGGATTGTCTGATCAAGATCAGCGAGCAGACTGATAATGAATTAGACGATGTCGCGTGCACCTATTTGAAAAATTTGCTATTTCCTACGGAGCGCGTTGAAAAATAAATGTGGGTTTGGGTTGTAATTGTGCTTTCTCTACTCCCTTTCTTCCATTGGTTCCGTGGCACTCCTCATCAACTTGCCGCTGTTAAAGAGCTTGAAGAATCCCTGCCTCAAGAGCTACTTGAGGAAGATGCCGCCTGGGTTGATGCGTGGAAAGCATCAGGCATTGATCAACAGGTCTACATCCCTTACTTTAGCCAGCTCGACAACGCCAGCGGCCAGGGTTATCGAGAATGTTTCTCAAGTGCAGCCGCAATGGTTGCAGCGCATTTTTCGCGCGTCAAGACAGATGATGAGTACAACAAAATCCGTGACAAGTTTGGGGATTCGACCTCTGTTGAGGCACAAATAAAAACGCTTAAGAGTTTGGGGTTGAACGCTGAGTTTCGGACTGATGGTGACGAAGAAATGATCGAGATGGAAATTGAAATGGGCAGAGTGGCCCTTGCAGGAATTATGCACCGGGGCGACCTGCTACGCGGCGAGTCACCAATGTGTAGTGGGAATGGATGTGGTCATTGGGTGGTTTTGACGGGCTACACAGGTAAAAACAGCAGCGATCCTGGCTGGGTAATTAATGACCCAAAAGGAAAAATTGACCTAGCTCGTGGAGGGCATTCAAGTGCTGCAGGCGAGCGAGTAGAGGTAAGGCAATCAGAGTTCAGGCCGCGTTGGCAGGTTGATGGCCCTGGCACGGGTTGGGTAATCTTGGTGGACGACTTGTGAATTGGGGATATATAAGTGCCTTCTGGACCACAGTCGTTATGAACTGCATCCAGCCCGTCAATATCGAAGCTTGTTTAAAAATAAATGAGTGGCTAATCCCTGCCGCGCATGATTACATTCGGTTTAGAGAGGGGATTTACGCCAGTGAAAAACGAGCCCTTGAACAGTTTCGATTGGATGGTGGTCAAGCCGAGCCTGGAAGAGGAATTGACCCTTGAGCGGTCAGTAAGATCCATCGAAGACTGTGACAACGTTGATGTCTTGTCTCAGTTATGCGTTGCGATGGCCCGTCAGCAATGGCATCAAGGAAAGCTGCTGAAGCAAGCTATAGGCCAAATTTCTTTACTTGAGGCTGTGCTCTCTGGCGGAGAGCAGAAACCCTAAGAGCTTTTTCTAGCGTGGTCAGCTTTGGAGCAGACTCATGCAACGTCGCATCTACCCTCGCCTTAGCTAGGTCGATCTGCCGCTGAGGCTGAGTCGTCCAATTCATGTTCACAGGGGCCATGACTCAGTTACTGAGGGTTGGTCTCATCGCAGTTATAGAGACGTGTCAAATAGTTGTAAAGCCATTGGGCTTTGTCTTTTTATAAGTCTGCCCAAGCCTTGCCTTTAACAACCTTATTAACCCAGCTAACCGAGCAACCAAAAACTTCAGCAATTTCTTTTGATGAGCGCCCTTCATCAAAAAATAGCTGTCTCATTTTAAGAATGTCGGCCGATTCGTAGACCTGATAGTGCCTGTGAACGCTTTCAAAAATCTGTTCAAAAGGTTGTTTGGTAGCAAAGGTGTGACCACAGGCAGGACACCTGCGATAGCGTCGAATATGATCTGAAAAATCGTTGCAGGTTTTAGTAACACGGGTTTTAGTCCCGCACTTGCGGCATTCCATATAAAATTACTTTTCAGATGATTTAAGTATTAGAGCATCGATATCAAACAAGACTTTTAACTTACGGGCTGCATCTAAAACTGCGTTTTTGTCTGTATAGCTGCAGGCGTCTTCTATAAAAGGAGTAAAAAGACACGTTTGCCTAGGGTTTTGGTACAAAGCCGCTAAGTAAAGTGGAGCATCCTGGTGCGTTTGTATTTTAAATCTCATAGCTTATCTAATTTTTCCATCAGCGCGACGATGTACGGATCTTTGCCACTGCAAAGCATCTTTTTCTGCAGCGTCTTTATACGTCTGTTCAGGCCACTCTGCTTCTAAACGCGCGTAGATGGTATCCCGCATCCAAGCTGTTGCACGTTTGTTTTGTGCTTTAGCCAAAAGCTGCACTAACTCTGCTCGATGGGGATCCAAAAGAATCTGAAAATATGTTTTGTTGCCGTGGCGCAAAGCCATAAACTCTAGATTACTACAAATATGTTACCACACTAAAGGGGAGTCGGCTTTCTTTTTCCAAGCAGTTGCTTGAGCATGACGAGACTGAGCACGCTGCTTTGTGCAACCTGCCCTAACTTCCCTGGCACGTTCTAAGAACATGGCTGCTCTTTGCAAATCACCGGTAACTGCGGTTTGAATTGCTTTGTTTAGACGCTCCATCGCTATTTGTCTGCCGGTACGCGGCATCCATCGCCCCAGTTAGATGTGTGTAATACGTTAGCCCTGCAGGGCCTGAGCAGCACCATCCTTTAGCTGTAGAAAAAACGCGTGTCTTCAATGGGTCTCCATCCAGGTTTTACCGATAGAAACCTCAGCTAATGCAGGGATGTCCCCCAACCACTTGGCTTCAGCCTCCTCCATCACCTGTTTTAGACAAGCGGCCCACTCTTCAGCAGCATCTTCACGCACCAGCAACAAAATTTCGTCATGTACTGCGGCTGCAATCCGCACTGTCTCTTCACCTGCCTGATGAACCAAGGGCCAAAGCTTGCCAAGGGCGCGTTTAAGAATGGCCGCGCCAGCCCCCTGGATCGGTGTGTTGCAGCGAACAGTCAGCCGGTTCATATCCCCTTGTAAATAGCGGCGCATACCAGAAACCAAAATCCGAGTCTCGGCCCACTTATACCCTTCACTGTCTTGTGACTCCTTTGCCATTTGCCGTTGCCACTTAGCAATCCCAGAAAAAGCATCCAGCCAATTTGTACGGATTTCGGCAGCAGTCTCAACCGACATGGTGATGCCTGAGCCACCGGCATAGTTACGCAGCCCCTTCGCCCCTGAGCCGTAAAGCAAACCAAAGTTTGCAGACTTGGCTATCTGTCTGCTGCACCCAATAGTTTCGGCGGTAACGGTGTGAAGATCTTCACCACG